CGCTGCGCGTGGCGCTGTACGTGGCGCTGTACGTGGCGCTGCGCGTGGCGCTGTCCGTGGCGCTGCGCGTGGCGCTGTCCGTGGCGCTGGCCGTGGCGCTGCGCGTGGCGCTGGCCGTGGCGCTGCGCGTGGCGCTGGCCCCTGAGCTCTTCCTTGCGTGCCAGATCGCGGCGGATGCGCCGTAGGCGAAAGCCATCACCAGCGGTGAAGGTACGATAACAACGCGCGGCTTTTTAAGTCCCGCGGCTTGATACAAGCCCTCAATCGCAGGAACGATCTTACCCGGATCAACCGGCTCTGTCCGCATAGCGCGGGAAATCCAGAGTTTGGCGTGCTCGTCCATTAGCTCCTTTTCGCGCCCTGTGACGCCGCCGCGTGCCTTTGATTTGGTGCGGATGATTTTTATCATCGCTGAATCCCCTGTATTTGGTTTCATCTGACAGATGCCTTGGTGAGGGCGGCGTGCATTTCGGTGATATCGGCACGGTAGTTGAGCGTCGGGTCTGATAAAGAGATCAACAGCTTGCCTGCCTTCATGCCGCCCGGTGCGCGGTCCCATTCGATGCGCGCTTCATTGGCAATGCGGATTGCCGTTTTCAGCGCCTTCAGCAGATCAGGCGCGGCAGCGATCAGGCGGGCGTTGGCTTCGGATTCTCGTTCGGGATATCCTGCGGCCAGACTTGACGCGACAGGTTCGCCATTGCTTCCACGAATGATCGAATCCCACCGGACGGCGGCGGGCGAGCGCCGCTGAATTGTCCACGGCCCCGGCGTATGCGCCACCCGATCTTCTACTGTCTCTGGCTTCATGATGTGGTCCTGTGCTCGTAGCGCTTCGGGAACCCGCGTGACTGAATGACGGGATTTGATTTCATCGGCCGGCCTACCGGGATCTTCTTGCGCTTGTCGCGCGGCCGTCTGGCCTTGATCTTCCGCGGTTGCCTGACGGGCTTCGGTGTCGCGGCGCGTTCTTCCCCGCCGGACGCCTTCCAAAGTTCAGCGGCGATGCCGAATGGATTGACGCCCTTCAGGCGCCAGAATTCTTCTTCCGACATACTGTGCTGGCAATCGATTCCGATCCGGTGATGATAGGGACACAGCGGGACGGTCCATTTATCGTCAGGCTTCTCTGATTTCCCGGTGTATTCCTTCCCGATCGCAAGGCACGCCATCCGGATGTGTGCTGCCTCGGCAGGCCGGTTGCAGTACCTGATGCAACACTTGCGCGTGCGGATGAACGCGAGATGCGCGCGATCTTCCTGGCGCGGCGCGCGCTGGCGGATTCCAGTCATGATTCCACCGCCAACGTCAGACGAAATTCGCCAACCCATGCCTCGACCGACGCGCCGTTATGAATCCAGCCGCACAGAACTAGGTGCTGATGTGGGTAAAATGCGAAGCCCAAAACGCTGGCGGTTATGGAAGTATCACCATCGATGATGACTTTTTCGCCGCAATGAAACCGAGATTCGAATACTGATTGCGTCATAGCGGCCAAACCCCGCCCTCGGTAGGCTCGCGCTCCGATGCTTTCGGGTCGTCGAAAACCCATGCGACCATAACGAGCGCGCCAAAAACACCGCCGACGACGAACGCCAAGACAATCTCTGCCATCATCGAAGCCCTTCTGCGGCCGCAGCAATGGTTTCGCGCGCAAGCCAGACCGCGGCATCGGTATGCGCGCGGATGGCCTTCCATCCGAATTTCTCGGATGCGCCGTCGAACAGAAACAAGGCGACGTCCGGCTCGCTGGAAAGATCAAGACCGCGTCCGGTTTCTGCGACAAGATCATGCGCCATTCGGCGGATTGTGTTCTCGCGCTCTTTCGCCGCGACGAAATCCGCCGGCGAAAATCCGAGTTCGTTCACCAAAGCGATATGTGTCATGCTGCGTTGCTCGGGCTGATGGTGGATGTGATTGCGGCGGAACGCTCCGGCCAATTTCGCCGGCGCGGTGCCATGTCGATTTCGTAATTGATCTTCCAGCAGATCGCGGCAAGGTCGTCCCATTCCGCTCGTTCGGAATCGGACCAATCATCACCGACGAGTTCTGGCGTCACGCCGCTGAATGCGGGCGGCAATTTCTCCCGGAGCCACTTCGGCACCATCGCGAGGACGAAACGCCCCGAGGTTTGCGGACGCTGTTCGATCTTCGACAGCGGAAGAAAGGAACATACGGCCGCGTCGCCGGCACGCGAAACCTTGATCGCGGCCGTTGATGGGTGAGAATGCCTCACCATCAGGATACACTGCATCCGCGAGCGGCCCCATCGCAGATAGTCAGGGATCACGCATTCCGTCGGCAGGTTCCGGCGCCGGAATTCAGTGGCCAAATCGGCGGAGACTTTCGCGAGCTCCACATCGACACGCGCGTAATGCTCGCGGCGTTCGTCGGCGGTCATGGCGCGAAGAGATTTCGTCGGGCGCTGGTAGGTTGCCGTCGTCATCACCGGCTATCCCCGTTTTCAAGGGCGGCTTTCGCATCGACGTGCTGAGACTGCGCAGCCGCGAACCGGGATCGCGTGATGTTCCATCGCGCGCGGTTGGCGCGAGACTTCACGGTCCCGATTGAGATCCTGAGATTTGTTGCAATCGTCTCGTATCCGTCACCGTCAGCAATTGCGGTGATGACGGCCAACTGACCCGGCGTCAGGGATGCCAGATCGCCTGTCGTCAGTTCGGAGAATTCAGCCTTGGAGAAGCGCGCCATCACGCACCCCCGGTCTTGGCAGCGTAAAGCGCGAGCCGATGCTCGATGCCCGGGATCAACCCTTCGTTGAGCATCGCCGCAGCCTTGCGTGGATCTCCGCCCATGCAGGCGATAAGAACAGCCGCGAAGGCATGCTCTGCCGTGACCAAGATCGAAGATCGGTCCGCGACAGGTTGGCGGCCGTCTATGATCGCCTTGGCCGCGACGATCGCGCGCGCGGTGTCCTTTTGGTTCTCGCTCACGCTGCGCCCCCGGTCTTGGTGGCGGCGTCAAGTTCGAGCTTGCTGCGCAGGCTCACGACTTCATCAACGAGATCGTCGTGGATCGACTTGATCGTTTTCAGAAGATCGCTCTTACGTCCGGGGTGTTCCAGCAGCGCCTCCAAGCGCTCAATCGTGATCGAGTGCCCGCGCGATATATATCCGAACGCGTAGCTGTATTTGTCCGCCGGGACATGAAGCTTCTCAAGCTTCAGGTGCTTCGCTGGCTGCCCATTTGTGCTGGTCTGTGCTGCTGACATCACGCGGCCTCCCGCAGCGAGGCCTGAACGCGGAGCCGGTCAGCGGTTGCAACATGCCGACAATAAGCATCCAGCGCCTCTTTGGCGGTGACGTCGTGTTTGTTGTCCCATCGCTGGAATTCTGACCACGCCTTACAAGCGTGCTCGCCGTGCCAATCGGCAACCCGCTGGATCATTGCGTTTGTAGGATTTGGCATTTTCCGCGCTCCCCATCTGGATAAGAACCGATGGGGAGGAGAGTAACAGGCAAAACTATTAAGTCAACAGGGAAAACAGGAAAAACTATCAATAAAGCTGTCGATCCGGTTTTATTGAGTCATTCCAATGACTTGAATCCTTTGCTCGATGGCGGAATCCTGCCTTCGGGCATGGGAGAGCATCATGGTTGCGGTTACTGATTTTGTGGCGTTGGACGTCGAAACGGCTAATGCGGACTTTGCGAGCATCTGCTCGATCGGCTTGGTCCACTTCAAGCAGGGCGAGATTTTCAGGTCTCTAACTATACTTGTTGATCCGGAAGACGATTTCGACCCGGTCAATATTAGCATTCACGGCATACGGCCTGACGACGTCCGCGGCAGGCCAACGATGGCGAAGGTTTTCCCGATTATAGGTGAGGCGCTGCGTGACGCGGCGATCGTCCACCATAGTCCTTTCGATCGGACGGCGCTTGCTCGGGCTGCGGTCAAATATTCGACCGTTGGCTTACCCTGCACATGGCTTGATAGCTTACAGGTGGCCCGCCGCAGTTGGGCAAGCCATCGTGAAGATGGCGGGTACGGCCTCGCCAACCTAGCTAGGTTGTTTCAGATCCAGTTTAAGCATCACGACGCAGCAGAAGACGCGCGCTGCGCTGGCCTGGTGGTTATGCGGGCTATCAACGATACCGGCATACCCCTGCAAGGCTGGATCGATGAGATCGGCTACGAAACTACTGCCGCCGGCACCGTCGTTCGGCGGCCGCGCAAACCGTCTTACGCAGGGAAGCATGCAAGGCAGGGCGACGGCGACGGGCCGCTCCTTGGAGAGATCGTGGTCTTTACCGGGGCGCTAAACCTTCCGAGGGGAGAGGCTGCGGCGAAGGCAGCGGAAGCTGGCGCTGATGTGGCCGACGGCGTTACCAAAAAGACGACGATCCTGGTTGTTGGTGACCAAGACCTCAGATTTACAAAGGGGCAGGAAAAAAGCTCAAAGCATCGCAAGTGCGAGGGGATGATCGCCAAGGGATCGCGCATCAAGATTGTTGGCGAAAGCGATTTTCTTTTGATGGTTAGCTAGGGTCTTGCCGCCCCACGATTCGGTGCGCTTCCCGCCAAAGCTTCTTAGGCAGCGTAAAATCGTGTTTATGCCCGGGCGGCGGGTTGTGCTGGGTTACATGCCACGCGTCGCCGGTCTGTTTGCGGAGCAATTTCACCGTCGCGCGAACGACGCCGGATTCTGTTTCGGCATAGAAAATGTAGGGCTTATCGGCGACATGCGGAAGATGCGGATTGATGACCGCGACATTTCCCGGGCGGAATTCCGGGACCATTGATTCGCCAACGATATACATACCGTAAGCACCCTTAACCTGCTGCACCTCGATGGGGCGCGGCCACCAATCGACCGGCTCTGCGGATCGAATTATCTCGCCGGCACCGCCTTCGGCCGCGGTGAAAATACGGAAATCCCTTGGCCCGTAGGGATCGCCAACGGGGGCCATGCCGGCCGCCGGGGCAACTGCCTTGGGCAGGCCAACGTCCTCGGGTGCGATGGCCAATTCTCGGATGATCTCAGGCAAAAACTTGCTTCGCTGGGTGTCGCCAGCCTCAATCGAGAAGATTGACGCCTGCTTCACGCCGATTAGCGCGCCGAGTTGGGCCTGCGAAAGCCCTCTCGCCTCGCGGGCGGCCTTGATGATTTGTCCTATCTCTTTGGAATTCATAATCATTTTATACAGGAAAACCTATTAACAGGCACGAAAGAAAAAACTATTGAATATTATCGGTTTGCCTGTTATTCGGTAATCATGGTTCGAGAACTCATCGAGAAGGCAATTAGCATCCTCGGCTCGCAGGCCAAGCTGGCGGACGCGTGCGGCGTAAAGCAGCCGTCCATCTGGCAGGCGAAGGACACCGAGCGCTGTTCTGCCGAACTCGCTATGGCGATCGAGCAGGCGACCGGAGGCGCTGTCACGGCGATAGAACTCCGTCCTGACCTTCCTTGGCCTGCCATCGACGAGGCAAACCGCCCCGCCACCTCTGAACCCAATGCTGAAGAGGGGGCGGCGGCATGACTGCGTCGTCGCCCATCAAGGATTCTTTCCATGCTGTATTATCTGTTGGGCGCCGCGGCGCTGGCGGTCGGGTTCGCGGTGTCGCTTGCGATCGGCATGTTGTTCATGAGCGTGATCGAGATTCGCGACAGCCTGCGAACGACCAACTGGTTGTTGGAGCGCATGGCGACAAAAATGCGAGCCTTCGCTTCGCCGGACCAGACAATTCCAACGGATTTCGTCCCCGACGACCATTTGTCGGCACCCGGCAAGGACGATGGGATATCCAGTCCGACATAGGCCGTTTTGCCATCCGCGCTGGTTCTTTGCCCCGGCTGGAATTTTACCCCTTCGGGCGAAAGAATTTTCAGGCTCTGGAATTCCAGAGGCGCGGCGGCTCGGTTGTAAACGGTGACTGCGAGCGACCCCGTAACAGCGCCGGACGGGTGCCGCGTGTAAGTCATCTTGTGGTCGATCATCGGCAATTGTTTGCGCTTCTCGTACAGGACGCGCGCCGCGACACTCACAATTCCAGCTACCGCGCCGATGGTCGCCGTATCGCGGACCCACGGCCAGATTTCCGCGCTCAACAGCGAACTCAAATCCATTTACCCCTTCAAAAAAGGGCAACGATAGCACAGGTTTGCGCTGCCTCTGAACCCCAAGCAGAGGACGCGGCATGAACGGCATCATTGATCTTCCCAATCCATTCGAATCCACCCCCGAGGCGGGACGTCCGGCCGGCGCTGCATTTCCCTCATCCCCAGCCCATGCAGCGCCGGTTGGTTTTTCGTCGCCGGAGGCTGCGACGAACGCGCCGGGCATGGCGCATCCCTTGGACATTCCTGAATTCCTGAAACGTCGAGCCTGAATCGAAAGGAGCAAAATCATGTTGTTTTTATTTGCCCTTAGCCTTGGGAGATCTCCCAATTTTCTTGGGAGGGACGCGCTTTGAAGTCCTTCACATACGCGGATGCGCTCAAGGAATTGGCTGAGCCTCGTCCGAGTGGCGATCTCATCAAGCGCGCGATCGAACGCGCTGCTCGGATCGTCGGCCTCGAATACTGGCGGGCCTTCGATATTTGGTACGGCAAGGCCCGGCGCATCGATGCACACGAAGCCCTTAAAATCGAACAAGCACTTCAAAACAAACGAGAAGAGGAGGCGCGGAATGAAATCCACGATCTACGCACGCGGCTCCTCAAGATGGAGTCAAGGTTGGCCCAGGAGGCTACGAACCAGCGTGGCGCGCATCTTGGCCTCACTCGGGCACGGCTTCGTTAACGGCGCGATTTGGATTGCGCCGTGGCTCGATACTGAAACTCGTTCGTAACCCGCTCGCATCACTGCGGCATCTAGAAGGGGAAGCGCATATGCCACCACGCAAGGGTGAGTTCAGAATATGGACAGCCGAAATGGATGCCGCTCTTATCAGGCATGTTGCGGACGGAAAGTCGCTCTCGCAAGCCGCCGTCCTCATCAATGCGGAATTCAAAACACAGTTCAGCCGCAACGCCGCCATAGGTCGCGCGCACCGGCTCGGGATCAAGGCTGGCGTCCGCTACAAGACGATGCGGAAGCCGAAGGACAAGGGCGAGACGCGCGCTCCAAAACCGCAAAGGCCGCGCGCCGTTCGCCGCAATCCTATCGTCGCGCCGATCGAAGTCGAGCAGCCCGAACCGCGCTGCGTCGAGGTCATTTCGCGCGAACTCGACATTCTAACAATCGAGCCGGGCGAGTGCCGTTATCCGTCGGAAGGCGCGCCGTTCACATTTTGCGGCCATCCGGTCAGGGGCGAAAGCTCGTACTGCGGCCCCCACCATTCGCTTTGTCACGGTCACACGCCAGCGCCACGCCGTCCTGACGCGCTCCGCACAGGGCCGAAGCGCTCCTCCTTCTTCCTCAATTTCGAGGCGGCCTGATGAACCAGCGCAGCCTGGAAAATCTTGTCCTCGGGCGCGGATGTCGGTGGCGCGGGAAATTGCCAACGCCACGACGCGCACATCCGTTGGTGCGGCAGTTCGTACAGCACGCCAACGATCAGAAGACAACACTCACCGAGGTTTCGGATCGCTCAGGTATCCGGCGCTCAACGATAAGCGCGTGGTTCAGCCGGTGCTCCCCGAAGGTCGATACGCTGGAGGCGGCACTGAACGTCATTGGTTACGAGCTTTGCATTCGCAAGAGGAGGGATTCGTAATGCGAAATTCAGCACCGATGCCGGTGGAGTAGGGGCGATGACCGATCTTTTTGAAATGGCTGATGCCCTCGAAGCCCGACGCGCCGGGATGCAGATCGCCGCGGATAACGCGGACGCGCATGTGATCGGCTGGACCGATCGTGCCTTCGACTTCCTGCGCAACTTCGCCAGGACGCATCAATCGTTCATCAGCGAGGACGTTTCCGACGCCAGCAAGGAATGCGGATTCCCGCAGCCCCCGACTGATCGCGCATGGGGTTCCGTTTACCGGCGTGCGCTCAAGGAAGACATCATCATCCAGGTCGGCTCGGGGCGTTCGCGCCGCCGGCACGCGTCCATCTGTCCGCGATGGGGTTCGTTGATCTGCAAGACGGCGGTGTCGGCATGACGGTCGTCGTATCAAACTATGCCCGCAAGGAAAACGATCTCTACCAGACCGAGCCATGGGCTACGGAAGCGCTGCTGCGCCATTTCCCGGTCGGCAGCGGCTTAACGGTTTGGGAGCCGTCGGCGGGGAATCATCTGATTGCTGACGTGCTTCGCGAGCATGGAGCGTCCGTATTCACCAGCGACATCGCTACCTATGACCGGTCGCATGATGAGTATTTCGATTTTCTGTCCCCAATGAGCGCGGCCACCCGTCAACCGCGAGCGTTCGAGCATCTTTATACGAACCCGCCATACGGAAAAGGAAACCGTGACGCGGTGAAGTATGCGCGGCTCGCGCTCAAGCGGTGTTCCGGATACGTAGCTCTGTTGCTGACGGCCAAATTCGACTTTGGGAAAACGCGCGCGGATCTGTTCGGAGAGAATCCACGCTTTACTGCCAAGATTGCCTTGGTCGATCGCATCCAGTGGTTTCCGGGCGATTCTTCGGGGACTGAGGATCATGCTTGGTACGTCTGGGCGCCTTCAGCGTTTGCGCCAGGCGCTGGCCGCGCTCGCTTGATTTACGAGGGGCGCGCAGCATGAAAGCCCAAGCAATCGCATCTGCCGCTGCTGATCTCGTCGGGGGTGATCGTAAGACCGCCTATGGCGATGTGGTGTCCGGTCTGACGCGCATCGCGATCATGTGGAACGCGCATCTGCACGCCACCGGCAACCCGCCCAAGAAGGCGCTGACGGCGCTGGACGTCGCGTGGATGATGAACGGGCTGAAACACGCAAGGGCATACACCGGGCCATTCCGGATGGACAACTATCGTGACGCTTGCGGCTGGGCTGCGGTTGCCGGTGAAGCCGCTGAAAAACTCAGTAAGGAGGCGTTATGACCGAGCAAACAAGATCCCGTTGCGTCAGTGTCCACGAATCCGAGGTGATGACCTGGTACGAGATCGGCTGGGCGTTTACCGGCGTCGATATGTCCCGTCAAAACTACTGCCTCATGGAATGGAGGAGCGACAAACCACCTGTCGCCCCGTTTCGTGATGAGGAGTTTTCATCGCTCGTTGCGGCTGTAGCTTCATTGGAGGCGGTGGCGTGATGGCAGTCGCTGATTTCTACCGAAATCAGTTCTCCTGCCTCGAAACAAGTGGCCGAGGTAAGCGCCCGGCGCGCCATTGCGTTGGGTGTGGCGTCTGGATCGATAATAAGGGCGGGAAGAGAAGTTGCTCTCCCTGTTCAGATCTTCGGTTGAAAGAAAGCATCGCGGCGCGCCGCAAGAGGATCAAAAATGACACCTGAAATCGCCAGCAACACCGGCACAAAACCAGATCCAGAGGCGTCCCACACCTTCGCCAAGGGCCAGTTGAAGGCCATCATCGAGCGTATTGAGAAATGCGAGGAAGAAAAGAAAGCGATCTCCGACGACATCAAGGACATCTACGGCGAAGCCAAGGGCAACGGTTTCGACGTCAAGGCGCTGCGCACGATCATTCGCATGCGGAAGCAGGATGCCTCTGAACGGTCCGAGCAAGAGACAATCCTGGAACTTTATATGAGCGCGATGGGAATGATCTAAATGAGCCGCTGGTGGCGCGCATACGACGAAGCTGTTGATGATCCGAAGCTGCAACTGCTGTCGGACTCGATGTTTCGCGCATGGTTTAACATCCAGTGCATCGCGTCGAAGAATGGCGGGAAGTTGCCGGCTGTCGCTAGTGTGGCCTTTACGTTGCGTGTGAAGCCCGAGAAGGCCTCAGAGATCATCACAAGGCTCTGTGTGGCCGGATTACTGGATAAGACAGACGATGGTTTCGAGCCTCACAACTGGACGGGGCGCCAATACAAGACCGATGCGGCAGACCCGACCGCCCCGGAACGGATGAAGCGTTACAGGGATCGTAAGCGTAACGACCGTAACGCGACCGTAACTGATACCGTAACGCAACCCGTAACGGTGAAACTGCCAGAGACAGAGCAGAGACAGAATGATGATGAGGGGAGGACGACCCGCGCGGGAACGAGCATGATTTCAGCGGAAGCATTCGAAATAGCTGACGCGCTGGAAAAAGCCTGTGGCTACGATCTTCCCGAGGAAATTCCACCAGGTTGGTGTGGCGGTGCCATGTGGGTCCAGAAGTGCCTGAACGAAGGCTGGATCGGTGCGGTCATGATCGACGCCACCAAGACGGTAGCTCGCCGGGCAAAATCCTCAATCATGGGGTTCAAATATCTCGAAAGACCGCTGGCCGAAGCGATGGCCGCGCACAACGCGCCGTTGCCGAAGGTCGAAGTCCGTCAACCCGAAAAACTCACAGTGATAGCAAATGGAAAACCCCAAGGTGGAAACGTCATTCAAGCCATTGACCGTCTTGCCGACACGCTCCGAAGTTTCGATGCCGGACCCGATGGTGCTGACGAAATACGCAGCGGAGCGAGCCCGTCTGCTCCTCGGCTGCTATCGCAAGGGTGATGCCAATGATCCGGACACCTATGTCGCGGCGATCACGGCGACACTGGCGCGGTATCCCGAGGACGTAATCCGGGACGTGACGCACCCGGCCACCGGTTTGCCGATCCAGAAAGATTTCCTGCCTACGGTGCGGGAAGTCTACCTGGCCTGCGAAGCGATCGACGGGCCGCGGCGCAGACGGGCCGAGAGCGATGCGCTGACCCGCCGTCAGCTTGCCGATCAAGCCGAGCGGGATCGCCTCAAACCCACACCTGAACAGAAATTGAAGGTTCAGGAAAAGCTTTCTGAGTTTCATCGAACAATCGCAGCCGCCGAAATCGACGGTTCGACCGGCGAACGAATCCCCCCGGCTAATTCAGAGGTCAGTGCGGCATGAGCTTATCGCAGCGCGGTCTTTCAATTCACATCGGTCGGTCCGTTTCATGGATCAGGAAACAGGGCGACGCGGTGAAGGCCACTGTTGTTCGGGACGACTTGGGCTGGAAAATGAAGAGCGAAACTTGGCAGCGGCAACGCTACGCGTCCGGGCGACTTATGGGTTACTCGCTCGCGGCTAATTCAGAGGAGGATTCCTGATGAGCGTAGAGGTTTTGCGATCGGCGCTTATGACCGGACCCTATGAGATGACGATTAAGGAAGCCGATCGTTTCATAGCGAAGGTTGATGTTCGTAGTGGTGGCGAGTGCTGGGATTGGCTCGCGCGGCTTGATCGACGTGGATACGGGAAGTTCAAATTTCGTGGGAAAATGGTTCTCTCACATAGGCTGCCGGCTGGGATTGTTGGGCCGCTTCATGGTTGCCATCGTTGCGATCGTCCGAGTTGCTGTAACCCGAGCCACATCTTTGCGGGAACTCCGGCTGATAACAGGGCTGATTCTGTAAGCAAGGGACGCCATGAACATGGTGAGCGCCACCGCAGCGCAAAGCTCACGGAATCTGCTGTTCGTGAAATTCGCAACAGATATGCGGCTGGCGGTGTCACGCTTGCTGATCTCGCTGGCGAGTTTTTAGTCGCCCCGCAGGTGATCCACTACGCGATAAGGCGCGTTACGTGGAGGCATGTGGCGTGAGCGATCAGTTCGTCATCGGGTGGTGTGCGGCCGGCAGTTTCTTCGCGATGGCCGAAAAGCGTTTGGTGTGGTCCGGAGTGTATCTCGGGCTCGCAGTTCTAATCGCGTTGACCAACTAACCGCGTAATCCAAAACACAAACTATCGAGGCAGAGACGATGTACTCCGAGGTCGATGCGAAAACGAAATGGTGCCCCAAGGCCATGGCGATGCGCGAAGACGCGAGCACGTCGGTTGGTGGTGTCAATCGTTTCAATAGACAGCCCGACATAGACTGCATGTGCATCGGGTCAGCGTGCATGGCGTGGCGCTGGGTTCATACAAAGGTGCCGGTAGCGCGCAGCCAAGAATCCGGATGGGCCATCGGCCTAAAGGCCGCGCTGATGCCAACAACTTTCGAAGTCGGATATTGTGGAGCGTTCGGAGAACCGTCCGGAGCGCCGAAAGTAACGGCCGAAGTTAAGGACGCTAAGTAACTCACAGCGTTTCACAAAATCGAAACTCAAGAGGCAGAGACGTGGCAAGCGAACAGCGGGCTTCCCTGACCGAAAAACAGAAGGGCGTTTGCGATCTGCTGGCGATGGGACTTTCCAATAAGGAAATCTCCACGCGCCTAGGAATCAGCCCTCGCACCGTCGAGGCGCATCGTGTCGAGATTTTCCGAAGGATGGGCGTCCGCAACGCCGTCGAGCTCGTTCGAACATTACTCACAAAGAAGGGGACCGAAGTCCATGGCTGAGCAGCAGTATTGGGCGGCCTGCCAGACGATGCCCGGGCAGGAACACGTTATCAGAGCCGAGATCGAGAAGATCGAGCGTGGCGCGTTTCTTCCGACGTTCGCTCGCACTTGGGTTACGAACGGCAAGATCAGTGCCGGCGAGCGCCCGCTAGTGCCTGGTTACGTTTTCTTCCAGACCGATCAGGAAGATTGGGGTGGAATACAGGATATCGAGGGCGTTCAGCGGGTGCTAGTGAACGAATCTCTCGCCATGCGTGTATCCGACGCCGACATGAGGCGGCTAGTTCTCGGTCATGTGACGGGCGAGCACAACGACTATCGCGTGCAGGTAGCGCGGGATCGTCGAGCGCGCGGTAATAGTCGGCGGCCAAGGCCAAGCAAGCGCGCCCGTGCAGCGTAGTATTACGGTGCCGTAGTGTTACGAATATACGGGAACGGAAATCATATGCATTGTCGCAAACTAACAGCGACGTGGTTCATCCTTTCCGCTGGGCAGCGAAAATATCGTCTGCCGCCATGGATTTCTATGTCCGAAATCTAGCCTCACTCATTATATTAGGTGCTGCATGGACAACGTCCTGCAATTCCCCCGACCTGTGCCCAAGGACGGCGGCAAATCCCGCATCATCGCAAGGCGTGAACTGATCGGACTGGCAAAGCAGGGCGGCCCGATCGTACAGCCCGACAGTCTGGTGATGTTGCGGCCTGATGAGACTGAGCCCGGAGTCGTCATGCCGTGTGATTGTGCCTAAGCCGGAACATCGGCGCGCACGCAACAGGGAACACGACGCCAAGCGCAGGACTGAGCAGCCGTGGCGCAGGTGGTACAACACGGCGCGGTGGCTGGCAGCACGAGCAGTACAGCTACGCAAGCAACCACTGTGCGAGAGGTGCCTGTCCCGTGGCGTGGTGCGGCCCGCAACAGTGGTGCATCACACCATCGCTCATAAAGGCGATGCTGAACTATTCTGGGATGCGAGCAAGTACGCATCATCATGCGATGACTGCCACAACACGGATGAGCAGCGCATCGAGCGCGGTGGCAAGGCAAGGCAAGCAGTAGGTGCCGATGGTTGGCCTATCGAGGCCCCTCGCGCTGAAAAATAAAAAATCGATTTTGAAATTTTATTAGGCGGGGGGGTATCCGAAACTCTGGAACCTTCCGCTTTCCAGACCGGCCGCCTCCAAGAAAAGCAAATTCCGCAAGTTTTGAGGTAGGGGGTCGTTTTGGGGAAGAGGGGTCCGAAGCCGAAGCTGGCGGCATTGGAAAAGCTGGAGGGAAACCCCAGCAAACGGGTGATCGAGGAGTCCGGAATCGAGGCTCTCGGCGAGCCATTCGTTCCAGAGCACCTGTCCGACGACGCGCGCGGCTGCATCGAGGTTATCAAGGCCTCCATGCCGATGACGGTCTACTCAGCGCTGGACAGCTTTATCCTTTCCGCCTTCGCAACCGCCTGGGCGTTGCACAAGCTGGCGGCTCACAAGATTAATGCTCCGGACTTTGAACACGTCATCGAGGTCGGCGACGGCGGCGCGGAAATGCAAAGCCCATGGCTCGCAATCCTAAACAAGCAGGCGGCGCTGATGGCGACGCTCGGCGACCGGCTCGGGCTCGATCCAAAAAGCCGCGCCGCGCTCAAGCTGCCAAACGCCAAACAAAAGAAAAGCAAGTTCGCCGGCCTGCTCGGGCAGACAGGATCATCGCCTTCATTGAACAACTGACGGTCCCGTCGGGCGAGGGGCAGGGCGGCCGGTTCAAACTTCGCGAATGGCAGAAGCGTTTCATCCGGGACATTTACGAGCCGCATGATGCAAAGGGGCTGCGCCTCGTGCGCCGCGCGATCCTGTCGATCGCCAGAAAGAACGGAAAGACTGCGCTAATCGCAGCGCTGGTGCTGGTCCATCTGGTCGGACCGGAAGCAATCCAGAACGGGGAAATCTATTCGGCGGCGAATGACCGCGAGCAGGCCGCGCAGGTTTACAAGGTCGCATCGCAGATCGTGCGAGCGGATCCAGACCTGAGCGAAATTCTGCGGTGTGTCGATTCAACAAAGACTATCGCTTGCTACGCGAACGGAAGTTTCTATCGGGCAATGTCCAGCGAGAGCGGGACCAAGCACGGTTTGAACCCAACCTTCGTGGTGTTCGACGAACTCGCCCAGGCCAAGAACCGGGAGCTATACGACGTTCTCGACACCTCGTTCGGCGCACGCGCCGACCCGCTGTTCGTGGTCATCTCGACGCAGTCGAACGATCCTGAACATATTCTTTCCAAGCTTATTGATGACGGTGTTGGCGCGAAAGATCCTCGTATCGTTTGCCACCTCTACGAAGTTCCGGAAGACTGCAAGGACATCTTCGATCCGAAGGTTTGGAAGAAAGCGAACCCGGCCCTCGGAGATTTCCGATCACTCGCCGACTTAAAGGCCATCGCCGACAAGGCCGAGCGTATGCCGGCAGAAGAACCGAAGTTCCGAAACCTGTATCTCAACCAGCGCGTCGCACCGATCGCATCGCTGGTCTCTCGCAAGGAATGGACGGCCTGCGCCGGTCCCGCCGAGTTTCAGGAGAAGGAAGAAGTCTATCTCGCGCTCGACATGTCGGCCATCGTCGACTTGACCGCGCTGGTGATGGGTAGCGCCGGCGAGAAGACGAAGGTCAAGCCCTTCATCTGGAAGCCGGAAGAACTTCTGAAGGATCACAGCGACCGCGACTTCGGCTCGGGAAACAACCGTTACGGTGAATGGCACAAGGCCGGACACCTTCTGGTTTCGCCGGGCCGGTCCATCGACCCCGCGGTGGTGGCGCTCAAGATCGCTGAACTGGTCAATACCTACACAGTCCTGGGGCTGGCATACGACCGTTGGCGCATCGCCGATCTTCTCCGCGAGTTCGACCGTATCGGTCTAGCTGCATGGGAAGATAAGGGCGGCGAGAAACCCGGCTCAGGCCTTCGCCTCATTCCGTGGGGGCAGGGCTTCAAGGACATGGCGCCGGCCATCGACGCGCTCGAACTGGATGTAATTGATCGTCATCTAGAGCATCCATCCAATCCGGCTCTGACGTGGGCGATGGCAAATGCTGTCGCAACGATGGACCCAGCAGGAAATCGAAAGCTCGACAAAGACAAGGCGCGCTTTCGCATCGATCCAGCCGTGGCGTTGACGATGATGGAAGGCCTGAAATCGCGAGACCGAGCAAAGGTTGTGCTTGAGGTTGGCGGAATGCTCGGCTGAGCAAGAGGACACTGCAATGACCATTGTTCATAAGACGGTCGCCGGAGGTGGCGATGGGATGGAGTTCGTTCTGTCTGACGCTACGGTCGATCGATATGGGGACATCGTCGATCCTAATGGTTGGGTTCTGACGAACTTCAAGAAAAACCCGATTGCGTTGTTCGGCCATTCGAGTTCATTCCCGATCGGGACATGGTCGAATGTTCGCGTAGAGGGCAAGAAGCTTGTCGCCAAACTGAATTTCGCCGCGAGGGGCACCAGCGGTCGCATCGACGAATTGATCAGTCTTGTTGAGCAGGGGATTCTCCGCGCCGTTTCCGTCGGCTTCCGGCCGCTTCAGGCAGAGCCGATTGACAAAGAGAAGCCTTACGGCGGCCAGCGCTACACGAAACAGGAATTACTCGAGACGTCGCTTGTGTCGGTGCCGGCAAACCCCGCCGCGGTCGCCTTGGCGAAGTCCCTCAATCTCTCTGACGAAACTATCTCCCTAGCCTTTGGCGAGCATGCCGATGTGAGGCGGCGGGATGTGACTGCAACTGGCGAGCACGCCGCATCACCGAATATTCATCCCAAAGGACACACGAAAATGAAGACTCTTTCTCAGCGCATCGAAGATGCGCAGGCCGACCTCAATTCCAAACGCGATACGTTGGTAGAACTGACCAATGCCGAGACGCTCGATAACGATGCGATCGAAGCCCTTAATGCCGAGATTGAGAATGCCCAGCGAAGCCTGGCAAATCTCAAAGCGGCCGAGACACGGATCGGCATCAATGCCGGCGCCGGTGGGGAGAAAAAGGCCGAAGCGCAGGCCCGTCGCCCGCTTGGGTTCGGCCAGAAAGAGGTGTCTGGACTGGACTTGCTAGTTCGCCGAACGATTGTTTTCGGCTGCGCCGAGTTCGGCAACAAGTCGATCGACCAGGTACTCGAGGAGCGCTATCCGGGGCACGAGGCGACCGCGATGATCGTCAAGGCCGACCAGGTCATTGGCACCACCACGGGCTCCCATTGGGCGGATGACCTGATGCAGACCAGCTATCAGGGGTTCATCGATGCCCTTCGTGGCAAGTCCGTATATCCGGTTCTCCGCGATGCCGGCATGGGCCTGAACTTCGACAAGGCGGGCACCGCCTATATTCCGGGCCTGACCGCTGGCGGCGCGAACGGTTCGTTCTTTGGCGAGGGGTCGCCAATCCGAGTTGGCCGCATCACGACCAATTCGACGACCATGGGCATCAAGAAGATGGGCGTTATCATCCCATTCAGCCGAGAAGCGGCGAAGCGTAGCACGCCCAGCCTCGAAGCCTTGGTCCGTCGCGCCATCGTCGAAGATACTGCTGCGACCCTCGACTCGATTATGCTGGATGCGACTGCAAGTTCGTCTATCCGTCCGGCGGGTCTGCTGAACGGTGTCGCGGCCGCCGCCACCGGATACGGCGGCGGCGATTACGAAGCGGTCGTTGCCGACTTCAAGGCACTGCTGGCGCCGTTCATCTCCGCCGATGCGGCCGACAACATCACAGTGATCATGAATCCTGCCCAGGGACTAGCGATCGACATGATGAAGGGCCCCGACGGTACCGGTGGCCTGGGTGAGTGGTTTGGCAAGCTCCGCGGCCGCGTCAATATCGTGGAGTCGACCCACGCCACGGCAGGTCGCCTTGTCGCGGTTCGCCCGTCCGACTTTGCGACGGCGCTCGGCGACGCTCCAGACTTCGAGGTGTCCAATCAGGCGACCGTGCATATGGAAGACGCCGTGCCGCTGGAAATCGTCAGCGGCACAGGCCCAACAACCGCCGATCCGGTCCGCTCGTTCTGGCAGACCGATACAATGGGCGTCCGTATGATCATGGAGGTCAACTGGAAGATGCTTCGCTCCGGCATGGTCCAGTGGATCGACACCACGACCTACTGACACCGCCCTAGAACGGGCCTACAACATTCGAGCCGGACAGGTGCTTTCAACACCGGCCCGGCTCTGTCCAACCCGACGTGGAGCGTCGAAGTGGCTTCTGCTCTTATCACGCGAGACGGCGCTAGAGCGCAAGGTCTCAAACGCTTCAACACTGGAGATCCGTGCCGAAATGGGCACCAGTGTGACCGCTACACTGCTGATGGCAAGTGCGTCGAATGTGTTGCTAGCCGAGCGGCAATCCGCGTCAAACGATGGGCAGAGAATAATCCCGAAAAGGTAGCGGCAAAGACTGCGAAGTGGCGGGATGCGCACCCCGGCGCGTGGCGGGCTAGCAACCGTCGCAGCAAGCAGACGCACCAACAGACTTACACCGATAGACAGCGCGCCGACTATGCGATTAACCCGGAGAAATACCGGACAGTGGAGCGCAAACGGCGAGCGCAGATGGCCGGATCGGGCGGCACCCACACTGCTGCCGACCTCAAAGAAATTCTGGAAGCTCAAGGCCACCGCTGTGCTTATTGTCGCACGGACCTCAGTGAAGTCAAAAAGCACGTAGATCACATCATGCCGCTCGCTCTTGGTGGATCAAACGGACCAGAGAATCTCCAGCACCTCTGTCAGCCCTGCAATCAGTCAAAGGGTGCAAAGCATCCAGACGACTTCGCGCGCCAGCGCGGTCTTATCCTCTAAGCAACCCCTCATTGCTGTGAGCCGCCGCGCGACCTGAAACGGTAGCGCTATTCGTCGTGCCGATGAGGACGGCAATAACTAGCCCCATAACTGAAAGGCTTGCGCCATGACCATTCGTCGTTTCGTCGTTCCCGCTATCACCGACTCGAGCGGCAACGCAACTGTCTACAGCCCATATCTGTCGGGCTATATTCAGGAAATCCACTACATCAAAACCGACTTCGCCGACGGCGTCGACTTCACCATCACGGCGGAAGCCACCGGTGAAACTATCTGGACCCAGAGCGACGTCAATGCGGCCGCCGTCAAGGCCCCGCGGCAGGCCACTCACTCCACTGCAGGCGTTGCAGCGCTTTACGCATCCGGCGGAGTGGCGGTGAACGATCGTATCGCGCTCGGCCGCGACCGCGTGAAGATCGTTATCGGCTCCGGCGGCAACGTGAAGTCCGGTGCCTTCCACATCGTTGTTGTCGACTAACCAACCGTGAGTCGAGGAGGGGCTTTGGCCCCTCCGAACCACGCTGGAGAACAAAATGTACAAGCATGATACCTGGTACGTTCTTGAAGACGGCACAACCGTTGATCCGAACGAAGTTTCGCACGACAAGGACGGCGTCCTCCGCCACAAGAGCGGCGTGGCCGTTGCCATGAAGGGCAATGTCCCACATTCCACCGGCGTGGCGCCGACTGAACAGAAGCGCAAGAAGGATCTGAAGCCGGAGGAATCGGACAAGGGTTACAAGACCCGCCAGTCGGAGGCCGACTGACTTGGGTATCTGGGACCGCTTGTTCGGCTCGAAACAAAAGGCGGCGGAGGGCGCATACCGTCCCGGCCCGTACATGGTCGACGACGGCTGGCTGTCGGCCAAGGCCGGCCAGTTCATGAACTGGTGGCAGATGGGCTATTCGATTCAGCCCTACGGCGAAGGCAGCGCCATGGTCGAGGCGTGTATCTCGGCCTATTCGCAGACGACCGCGATGTGCCCCGGCGATCACTGGAAAAGCCTTGGCAACGGCGGACGTGAACGCATCACCACATCGGACCTCAGCCGAATTTTGCGCCGACCGAACGACTACCAGTCAATTTCCGACCTGATGCTGAACCTTACGCGGCGGCTTTATTCCCGCGGCGAGGCGTTCGCGGTCGCGATCCGAAACAACCGTAACGAGGTGGCCGAACTGCATCTGATGCGGAACGGGCAGCCGCTCATCGCTGAAGATGGGTCGATTTTCTATTACCTATCAGGCAATGAAATCGTTGAACGTCGCTTTGATTTCACGGCGCCGATCCCGGCGCGCGATGTTCTTCATGTGAAGCTGCATACGCCGCGTCATGAGTTGAAGGGCGAAAGCCCGATCCTTGCAACAACGCTGGATCTGGCGTTGTCCGGTGCGGCGCTGAACCAGCAGACGGTTTTTTATATCAACCAATCGCGACCGTCCTTCATGTTGGAGACGGACCAGCAACTGACGAAAGAGCAGACGGCAGATCTTCGCAAGCGTTGGAATGAACAGACTACGGGCGAGAATTCAGGCGGCACGGCCATCCTTGCATGGGGGCTGAAGGCTAAGCCGGTCGAAACCAAGGCGAACGACGGTCAACTCGCCGAAATGCTCAAGATGACGGATCAAAACGTCGCCTTGGCGTTCCGTGTTCCGCTTCAGGTGCTTGGTGTTGGCGGGACGCCGTTCGCTTCGACCGAAGCCTTGATGTCTGCATGGAAGGCTTCCGGTCTTGGATTCTGCCTCAATCACATCGAAGAGGCATTCGGGCTTCTGTTCAAGCTCAAGGGCGTTCCGGAAGAGTACGTCGAGTTCGACACGAAGTCGCTGCTCCGATCGTCATTCAAGGAAATGATAGAGGCACTGTCGAACGGGACGCGCCGCGTCATGACGCCAAACGAGGGCCGCAGCTTCCTCGACCTTCCCGAGAAGGAAGGCGGCGACCAGCTTTTCGTCCAGATGCAGGATATCCCGCTGAGCATGGCCGGCAAGCAGACGGCGCCAGTGGCACCGACCACGCCGAACCCGCCGCCGACAGATACAGGCGACGCCGGATCGGAAGATGATCCAGCGCCGGAGAAGGATTTGGAGACAAATGAACGCGCTCGCCAGTCCTTCCGGTCAGCATATGCACAAAACCGCACCATCGCCGCTTGATGCGCTTGCCGCCGAGCTTGGCGCGGTTGCGGGTCAGATCGAGCGCGAGGCGGCGCTTCGCATCGATGCGGCGCTGTCCGACATCCGGCGCGTAGATGCTGAACGCGAACTGCGCTTCACGGCTCTTGAGCGGCGTGTCGAAACTGCCATCGCCGGAATCAAGAATGGCGAACCCGGCGCGTCGGTGACGCTCGGTGACGTCGAGCCAATTGTCCGAGACGCCGTACAGGCCGCGGTGGCGGGTCTACCCGCTCCGAAGGACGGTGAGCCGGGACGCGACGTGGATATGGGCCAGATCGCCGCGCTGGTTGACGAGGCCGTTTCCAAGGCTGTGGGGCAAATCCCTGTTCCGGCCGACGGCAAGGACGCAGACCCATCTCTGATCGCTGAACTTGTAACGGCCGCCGTCTCAAGCCTTCCCTCTCCACCAGCGGGAAAGGACGCTGATCCAGAGGTTATTCGCCAGATGGTTGACGAGGCCGTCCGGTCGCTGCCGCCGGCAAAGCAGGGCGAGCCGGGTGCACCGGGCATGATGCCGCTCGCGAAGGAGCACACCGACGGCGTCCATTACGCGGGTGCTGTCGTGACGCATGAAGGTTCTACCTATCAGGCCTCGCGCGATACCGGCCGCGCGCCGCCCCACGAAGATTGGCAATGCATCGCGCGCGCGGGCCGGGACGGTCGCACATTCCGAATCTGCGGTACTTACGCGGAAGGGGCCGAGCACATTGCCTTGGATGTCGTTGCACTGAACGGGGCGTCATTCGTTGCGAAACGGGACGCACCAGGTCCGTGCCCTGGAGAGGGTTGGCAGATGATCGCGGCGCAAGGCAAGCGCGGTAACCCAGGTGAACGCGGCCTGCCTGGCAAGGGCGAGCGCGGACTTCCGGGCCAGTCAGTCGCATCGGTTGACGTCGACGGCGAAGGCTTGCTGACGCTCACTAATGGCGATGGAACATCCGTGGAGTGCGACCTGTATCCGCTCCTTGCTAAGGTTTCAGGCTGATGTCCTGGGCTGTCGTTACGAGACCAACAGAACCGGTTCCTTCGCTTGAAGAGGTCAAGAAGCATTTACGTGCTTTTGACTCCACCGATGATGACGAAGATATCAAGTCGAAGATTTGGGGCGCAATCACCGAATTTGAAGACCCGACACTTGGGTGGTTGGGGACTTCGGTCCTTGCTCGCGAAATCGAACTGAGCATCGCTTGCTTCCCGACCGCGATCCATCTCCCGTGTGGTCCGGTGCTTGAGGATGCCGACGATTATCCGCTGGTCATAAAGTACGACGGCGCGGATGGCGTCGAACAAACCCTGTCCGATACGGTTTATCGGGTTCTCGATCCTGAGACGTCGTGCCGAAGGATAGTTCTGCAATCGGGCCAGTCTTGGCCCGCAACCATTTCCGGCGATACCTCGGTGCGCATCACCTATTGGGCCGGATACGACTCCGAAGACACGCGCGTTAACAACTTCAAATCCGCCGTGAAATTTCACGTCCAGATGGCCTACGACTGTGAGACGGAAGTCGACCACAATTTACCAGAGACCATCCGCCGCTTGCTTCAACCATACCGCAGCATGTTCGTTTAAAAGGAACGTACTATGACCGACATTTCAATCACTGCCGCGAACGTCGTTCCCGGATCAGACGCAGTCCTGAAGCAGGGCCGGGCAGGCGAGACCATCGCAGCCGGAAAGGCTGTGTATCTCGACGCCACCGCCCTGAAATGGAAGCTCGCGGACTCCAACTCTGTCGTGGTTGGCGCCAACAAGGCTGGCGGCATCGCGGTCAACGGTGCCTCGTTGAACCAACCGATCACTGTCCAGACCTTCGGCGAAATCACGATCGGCGGGACACTTGTCGCGGGTAGCGCGTATTACCTGTCCGAGACGCCTGGCGGCATCCAGCCGGGCGCCGACCTCGCGACCGAAAACGTATGCCTGCTCGGTCTCGCGAAGTCGGCAACGGTCCTCGCGCTGAACATCCAGACCCCTGGCGTCGTGCTGACGTGACGTCTGCTGGTGATCTTCGTCACCGGGTTGCGTTTGATCGACGTGAAGACGTCGAGGACGAATACGGCAACACGCAATCCGAGTTCGTCGAGCAGTTTGTCATATCCGCAAAAGTGCAGGCGAAGTTCGGTGGTGAAAGTGTGACCGCTGCTCGCCTCACAGGCCAGCAGCCCGTCACCATCGTTGTGCGGCAGAGCGAACAGACCCGCCAGATCGCCGAGGACTGGCGCGCGCGGGACACCCGGAGCGGAACGGAATATGCGATCCGCTCTATCGTCGATCCAGATGATCGGCGGCAATGGCTGGAAATCCTTACGCAGACCGGTGCTGCGGCGTGAAGTCGGTCGAGGTCGTCAGGGATTACGGCTTCCGCGTCTCAGCGAAAGTCATCATCCAATACAAGGGCGGGGAAACCTATCATCGCGTTCCGGAAGCGCAGGTCCGCGCAATCGTTGATGCTGGTGCGGGCAAGATTGTCCGGAAGGTTGATGAATGAGCGATCCTAGCCTTGAGGTGCAGGCGACTGTTGTCGCAGCGCTGAAAGCGACGCCAGCAGTCGTCTCTGGAAGGGTCTACGACGCCGCGCCATCTGGCGTCGTGTTCCCGTACATCACGCTCGGCGATTGCCAAGTCCTCCCTGATAAGGCCGGGTGCATCGACGGCGCGGAAATGTTTCTGCAGGTCGATGTATGGTCGCGGGCGGTAGGGTATCCAGAAACGAAGACCATAGCGAAGGCCGTTCTCGAAAAACTCGATGATCAGCCGATCGTGGTTTCAGGTCACAACGTAATTGTGTTTGAGCATCTATCGACGCAGTACCTAAGAGATCCTGATGGCCAGACAAGGCATGCGGCCATCACCTTCCGCTCTCTAATCCAGCCAGTTTAACCAGCGCCATTGGCGCTCTTCCACATCCGCGAAGTAGCGGAGCGCTTCTCTATGAAAGGGAAATACAATGGCACAACCAACCGTTCTCCCCGGCACTAAACTTCTGATCCTCGTCGGCGACGGCGCGAGTCCTGAGATATTCGGTGAGCCGTGCGGCTTGACGACCAAGTCATTCGATATGACGGCGTCGACGAACACGACCCTGGTCCCCGACTGTTCCGATCCCGAGGCTCCAGCTTTCGAAAGCACTGACATTAATGCCCTTTCTGGCTCCGCATCTGGTAATGGGGTCATGGCAGTCGAGTCGTTCGCAACGTGGAATGATTGGTGGTTTTCTGCCCAAGGCAAGAACGTACAGATCAAGCTTGATAACGCTGCGCTTGGGCACTACGCCGGAATCTTCAAATTGGTTTCACTGAAACTCTCAGGCACGCGCGGCAACAAGGTTCTGGTCGACGTAACGATCAAGAACGACGGCGCGTTTGCTTGGGTTGATGCGACCTAAGCCCAGATGGCAAACCCGGACGACGAGGTTCAAGGTTGGTTCGACAGTCTTCCCTACAAGGTAAAAAAAGAGCTTGCGGGGAAGATCAAAGAGCAGGCCGACAGCCTAGCGGTAGACATCAAGGCCGCGGCCCCACGGCGAACCGGGGCGCTTGCCGAATCTGTGAAGGTTCGCCGCCAGCGCGATACGCTCAACTTCGTTGTGACCGCCGGCGGCGACGCCACGACCAAGACATACGGTCGCAACACCGGTTACGAACGAGAGGTTGCTATCGGGTCAGGCGACACTGCTGGCATCGCTAAGGCTAAAGACGGCGCGGGTGTAAGCTTCGATTACGCACTTGCGAATGAATACGGCACCGTGAATGAACCGGCACAGCCGTTCTTCTACAATACATTCCGCGCGCGACAGCCAGAGATCCAGCAGGCAATGGAAGACGCTGTCGCTGATGCGATTTCCAAAGCATAGGAGTTTGAATGTCCGCGAACGGGACGCGAACCTTTTCATGGGTGCACGGCGACGATGTTTTTTGTCTGTCGAGGGTCGGGCTTATTCTTGAACTTGAGGAGCGCTGCAACTCCGGCCTGGGTGCGGTCTTCCAGCGCCTGGGCGACGGAACATGGAAGTTCAACGACTTCCGCGAAACGATCCGCCTCGGTCTGATCGGCGGCGGTATGGAGCCGGCAGAGGCATCGAGAGTCGTCAAGCGCCACGTCGATGAGTGCGACGAAGGGTTCGGGCATTGCGTCCTGCTTGCTTATGAGATCGTAAAATCTTCCATCCTGGGGAATCCGAAGGATGACCCGGTGGGAAAAAATCAGCCGGAGGCGAACCTTCCCGGCTTTTCCACGACGACGGGCGCCTCCGACGATCAGAAATCATCGCCATCGGCCGAACCCTCGGCATGAATGTTCGGGAGACCGAACAGCATACTCTCTGGGAACTGGTTGCGTCGATCGATGCCCATAACCGCATCAACGGCGGCGACAAGGGGCCGGACGCGATGAGCAACGACGACTTCGACGACATGCTCGAGCGTCACGGAAAGAAGTAAGCAGCATGGCCGCACCGACCCTACGCATTCCTCTGGGCCTGAATATGCAGGAGTTCCAGAAGAACATTGAGACGGCGAAGGGGCACACGCTTCAGGTCACTCAATTCATCGTCAAGCAGTTCATCGATATGAACGCAACGATACTTGCGACCGGTGGGGCGGCGGGTTCTGCGGTTCTGGGCTTCCGTGCAATCCTTGGTGCTATTGCGCCACTCAGTTTGGCGATTGCAGGGATCGTCGGCGTCTTCAAGTTGATGGGATACGCAACCGAGCTTGCGAAGGAACAGATCGAAGCATTCAACGAGACGGCCGAGAAGGCGGGTAAGGCGGGGGTATCGACGGATTTCTTTCAGCGCTATGCGGAATCTGCCAAAATCCTGAAGATAGATATTGAGGACGCTGAAGCGGCGCTCAATCGGTTTGCTAGTACAGCCAAGGATAAACTCGGCGGCGGCGATATCGAGAAGCGAATTCAGGAACTGCAGAAAGCCGGGAACTTCTCGGGCAACTCTGGGGTCGGCGGGTTTGAGACTGCGCTCGGCAATGAAGATAAGTTCAAGGCGATTGTCAGCCTGATCGATCAGGCGCTGCAGAAAGGCGAGCGTCTCGCTGCTCTCGACATCGCAGAAAAGGCGTTCGGGTCGAAGGTCGCGGATAATCTTCGTCAGGACGCCGGGTATCTCGACAAGATACTGGAGACATCGGCAAAAATATCAGCGAACAAACTCGTCACGGATGAGCAGATCGGGCAGGCCATCGATCTGAAGAACCGGCTCGAAGAAGCGCAGAAAGTTCTCTCCGAGAAGTTCAAGCCCATTCAGGACGACCTCGCAAAGCTTGGTGTGAACTATCACCAGAGCTGGATCGAGGTTGTGGAGACGATGTCGTCAGCCGTCTCCAAAGCGCAGGAAATCTATGACTGGACTAAGGGCATCAGGGACAGGCTCACTGAAGCGGGGTCTGCGGACTTTTGGGATAAACTTACGAAATACTCCGGCTCACTCGGCCTGAACTCCCGGCCGGAAGGATTGTTGTTCAAGGGTGAGCCGGGCTTTGACTCGACATCCGGCGATTCACCGGCTGTACGTGCCCTCCGTGCTGGGCTGCAGAATCCCGGCGCCGTTCGAGCCGCCACGCAATCGACAATCGATGTGCAGACCGCCGTGCGAGGCGATGTGTCCAAAGCGCCGGCTGGCGTCACGACCCAAACCGAAGATGCTTTTGATCGGGCGATTGCCCAGGCACAGAAGCGCACAGCTCAGTATGACGCAGAGACGGCCGCGGTCGGCCTAAATACCGAGGCCAAGATCCGCGCAAAGGCTGTTGCCGACCTCACCACGGCCGCCCAGCGCGCGGGCATCGAGCTTACCGAAGAGCAAAAGCAGAAGATCCAGCAGCTTGCCGAAGCCGAGGGGCGCGCGGCCCAAGCCGCAGCCGATCGCACACAGAAACTTCAGCAGCAGAACGAATTGCTTTCGTTCAGCGGAAACCAAGCCATCGGAATCCTTGATGGTCTCCGCAATAAGTCGCTGACGGCCGCCGACGCGCTTCGCAATTTGACGAACACGCTGATCACCGCTTTTGAACAGTCCTTGCTTCTCGGAACCGGACCGCTGGCTGGGCTGCTTGGCACAGCCGCGCCGGCGGGGTCGGGCAAAACCGGAGGGTTGCTCGGCGCGCTGTTCGGTGGCTTCCGAGCCGGTGGAGGCGATGTCAATTCTGGCACGCCGTACATCGTCGGCGAGAAGGGGCCGGAGTGGTTCGTCCCCGGTAAATCCGGAACGATCATTCCAAACGCGGCTGTGTCCAAGAATTCAGGTGGTCCACAGGTCACGGTGGTGAACAACCTCAGCTTCAGTTCAGGCGTCACGCCGACGGACATGGCCGCGATTACTTCGATGGTCAAGGTCGCTACGGCGCAGTCCGAACAGCGGACGATCAGCGGTATCCGGCGCGGCGTCGCCAACGACTCCAGATTCCTCGGGTAAGCCATGACAGTCTGGGATTGGCCGAAGCCGTGGCGCGCGACGACGCAGAGCCAGTTCTACCTGGCGCCATCGAGCCTGTCGTCTCGATCGCCGTACACCGGACAGATGACGCCTTACGGGCCACAAGTACAGGCATGGACGGCCAAGCTGACATTCCCGACCATGCGCGGCGAGAGCGACCGCATGTCGTGGCGCGAGGTGCAGGCGTTCGTGACGAGGCTGCGCGGCATCTCAGGCCTTCTCCGGATCGTCGATTATCACCGGATGAAACCGGCCTATGATCAATATGAGGTCGACGCCTCAGAACAAAACTGGAGCGATGGAACGCCATTCTCCGATGGTCACGGATGGGTAGACGGCTTCCTTCCGCCGGCGATCGAAGCCGATGAGGCCGCAGACGAGGGTGCGACCAGCATCGTGGTTCGCGGCCTTCCTGCAAGCCTTACGAAGCCGCTACGGATGGGCGATCCATTCGAGGTCAGGCCGAACGGAATCCCGGCAACCCACGGCCATCTCTATGAGTGCGTCGCAAATGTGAACACCGACGCCGACGGAAAGACGCGGCTCTATTTCGAGCCGGGGCTTCGCAAGGGTGTGGCTGCTGGCGATATGGTTGTGCTGCGCTACCCGACCGGCGTGTTTCGGCTTGCGAGCGATCAGGAAGGCATCATCTCCCGCGGGCTTGCAAACCTTGGTGATATGGGCCTGTCACTTTCCGAGGTGTTGCCGTGGCAGTAGTCGACGTCCGTTTCCGCCAGCATATCCGTAAAGGTGGCGAGGTCGCGTTGCTTTGCTACATCGATCATCCGGACGGTGAAGTCAGGCTCTGGTCGCGCGTCGGCACACTTCAATGGGAAGGCGAGGCGTGGCGCGGCATTGGCGCGCTCGGCCGCGTATCCGGGATCACGAAGACGACTGGCCTCGAGGTCAAGCAGGTCACGTTCGAACTTGCAGGCGTTCCGCTTGATAGCGTGGATCTGCTGACGGGCGATGTCAGGAACCGGTCGATCAAGTTGTGGCTTGCGGGAATCTCTCGGAACAAGGTCGTCGGCGAGCCGTATCTGATCATCGATGATCTGATGGACTATCAGACCCTGAGCGTCGGTGACGATGGGTCGTGTACGCTCAAGATAACGGTCAACGTCGGCTTCTGGACAATCGAGCGAGCGGTCAATCAGGCGTGGACCCATGAAAGCCAGATAGCCAAGTACGCTGGAGACTCTGGTCTTAGCCTCATTCCATCGTTCGCGAGCAAACAAACCAACTGGCGACTATCGGCATGAAGAAACGGGAGCGGCTTGAGAAAGCCATCCGTGCAGCGGTGCCGGTCTGGTGCGCCGAGGAGTTCGTCTGGGGCACGGCAGATTGCCTGCTGTCACTTGCTGACATCATCAAGGAGGCGCGCGGCTACGATCCAGCAATGCCGTTCAGGGGGCGGTATTCAACACGCATCGGCGCGCTGCGGGTGACGCGCGAGTTCGGCGGCTACGAGGGTGCACTTGAAGCCATGGCCCATGACGCTGGGTGGGGTGAAATATCTCCATCGTCCGCAAAGATCGGTGACATCGGTATCATTAAGAACGCGCGCGGAGCGGTCGGCGGCGTCATCAAGGATGCCGCACTTTGGGTAGGCCGGAAGAATTACGGCTTTCACACCTTCCCGACGGAACACATCGCAAGAGCTTGGCGGGTCAGATAAACAATGCCTGACGTCTATCGCACGCGCCCTCCGATGATCATTCGGCCGGGGCGCCAGCCCGAGCCTGTACCACAAGAAATCATCGGCACCGTCATTGCGCTGGCAAGCTGGGCTGGTGCTGGTGGCCTGACGATTGGCGGCATCGGAATCGGTACTGTCGTCACCGGCCTCGTCATCGGTGCATCCTACGCCATTCAGGCGATCAATGCGCCGAAACAGGGATCAGGTATCGGTTCAGCCGCTGGGATCAATTCGCCCGAGACGCGCGGCAACATTCAGCAGTCGGCGCCGATCGAGCGGTGGGTTTACGGGCGGGTGCGGGCCGGTGGCGCGGTCTTCTTCGTAGACGACAGCAAGCCACCGTATCTCTATCTCGGGCTTTTGCTTTCCGGCCGCCAGATCAGCGGCATCCGCGGCCTGCACATCAGCACGAACGACATTCAGCTTTCGTCGTTTGCGTTCGACACGCAAATATTCCCCCTTCCGGTAGATGGACAGATTTATCAGAAGGCCGGGGTCAACCGGTTGTCTATGTCTTTCGGGGCCGGAACGCCGGGCCAGTTGATCGACCCAATCCTTGATGCTGACTTTCCGAATCTCGACAGCAGTTTCCGCCAGCGCGGCATCGCGCGCGCGGTGTTCAAGTTCAAGTTTGGCGATGACGCGGCGGACTTCGAGAAAATGTGGGGGCAGGGCGTTTCGGTCCCGTCGCCGCTGATCGATATTGACGGCGCGCCGATCTACGACCCTCGCGACCCGACGCAGTTCTATCCGTCAGACTGGCGGGATGAGGCCGAAGTCGCCGCCGCAATGGCGACTTGGAAATACCGCGTGAACGGCAAGGAAGTTGGCCGCACCGCATCGCTGGTGCAGGCGGACTGGCTTGGACATCCAAGCGGCGTAAATTATCCCGTAGACCGCATCCGGTGGGATGAGATTGCGCGCAGCGCTGATTTCGACGAGGAGCCTGTCGCCAACAAGGACGGCACCAGCCGCCCGCGCAGCACGATTGACGGTGTGGTGACGCTCGATCAAAGCCCGCGCACCGTCATGGAATCGATGCTCACAACGAACCAGGGCTTTCTGGTTCAGGACCGTGGCCGAGGCTGGGTGCAGCCGTCGATGCCACGCACGCCGGTCCTGACGATCGACGACGATATGCTGCTCGGAGGGTTCGAATTTCAGGACAACCGGGCCAAGTCCGATCTTATCAACGAGGTGACCGCCCGGTTCTCGGCCGCTGATCGAGAGTACCAAGATACGGACGCTCCGACTCTCACGCGCGACGACCTGATCGAATCCGACGGGGAAGTTCTCAGCAAAACAATCCGGCTTCCATTTCATTCCGATCATCGCGCGGTCCAGTTCACTGAAAAACAGTATCTGGAGACCTCTCGCCTCCGCCGTAGTTTCACCGGTCCGATCAAGGTTAAGGCCATTGTTGATGGGTTGAAGGCCGGCGCCTGCGTCCGCATCTGGTCAAAAATCTACACGGAGATGAACGCGCTATACGACGTCGTCAGCACTGGATTTCTCGACGACTTCTCCGGCCTGCCGCTCAGTCTTCGCGAGTGTGGCCCGAACATTCCAATAAATTGGAATCCCGCAACAGATGAGCAAGACTTCACCTTGCCCGCATTGGTCGTGAGCTGATGGATAGCGACTTCAAAACAGCGCTCGATGAAGCGACAAAGACTTATGATGCGGACCTTCTACGTCCGGCGCTTGTCCGGCGAACGATGTACACATTCGCGCTGGCGGAAGATCCTGAAACGTTCGTCGCTCTGGTGAATGGCGCGATCCCGAATGCCATCGCATGGAACAACACGATCTTCTGGCTTGACGAGGCCGACACCACGACGCCGCATGACGGCGTAACGGTGATCCGGACGTCGGATGATTATTGCTACAAGGTCGAAGACATCGACATGCGCCGCCGGTCGGTGCTGTCATTCACAACAACGGCGCCGCCAGTCTCGCCATCGGTTGGGGATTCATACCTTGTCCCGGCCGGGGCAACCGGCGCATGGTCGTCGCATCAGGACGACATCGCGACATATACGCCACGCGGGTGGGTATTCGAGGTTCCGGGTCTCGGCCGCCAACTTCAGGACGAAGAAGTCGATGGGATGCTGCGCTACTCAGCTACGGGCTGGGTCTATGGCTACGGCACACAGGCGTTCGATGATGACAGCATTCCATACTCAGCTTCGCTGGGCTGGGGCAACCGCCTCATTGTCGAAAACCAAAGTACCACGACGCCGCCGACCGCAGTTAAAGGGCTGCGATATGTCGTCGGCGCTGGCGCAGGCGGCGCATGGTCAGGCAAAGACACGAAAATAGCGATTTGCGAAGTCGCCGGGGCATGGGTCTTCTACACGCCGGAAGACGGTCTCATCGTTTTCGACAAGGCCTTACGGTCGGATTATCGATGGAGTTCGGCAACATCGGCGTGGATCTCCGCTGCCGGATCATGGGTTGGCCGCAAGTCAGCGCCGCTGACGCTGTCTGGATCGACAACTGCGCCAAGCGGAACATCGATTTACACCTATCTCAATAATACGGCACCGACGACATCTAGCCGCCGTCTGATCGATACCGTCACGCTCGCTTATGCGGCAAAAAAGACAGGCGCAGTTCTTCGGTTCGACTACACGGCTGATGCGCTATTTACGCAGGGAGCAACGACCGGAAGTTCAACGCTACCTGTTGTCATCGCGATATTCCGCGATTCTGTTGTCGACGCCATTGCGTGGAAGAAACTGCAAACCCCGGTCCATGATCTTCATCGCATCAATTCTCTACTGAGCGTCCCGATAACGGGCTTTGCTCCATCGGCGTCGATCCAGGACTTCTTTGAAGTGACCGCTCCAGATGCATCGTCGCACACATATACGATCGCAATTATAAGCGGGATCCAGGTCGGCGTCACAGTAGATGCCGGAACGCTGGAGCGCCGTCTCTTCACGGTTCAGGAAGCTGCGTAAGTGTCAGATCAAGACACGCTGCTGACGTGGGCGGCGACGGCGAGGCGAGCGAGGGAGTCGTCCGGCATCGATTTTAATGGTGTCGGACTCGAGACGGACGAAAAATCGCGCGCGGTCCTAACCGCTGCATATGTCCGCGCCAGAGATAACCCCGACTACACGATTCCGAACTGGAAAATCTCTGACGGCGTCTACGTCACGCTGGATGCAGCGACAATCATCGCAGCCGGAACAGCCGTCAGCGATCACATCCAAGCATGTTTCGACAAGAACCGTGAAATCGACGAC